AAAAATTAAAGCTTTGTATTGATTGTTTAAAAAAACATAACTTATACCTAACGCCCATTGACTATGATATTTATCTACTTTAATTTTCATTTTTAGGTAGTTTGTCTATTACTGCTTGTATCATTATATATAGGTTAGTAACTGCTTTTTCTAGTGCTACTATTCTTTGTTGTTGCGTTAGCTTTTTTTGTCTCATAAATTTATTAAAACTTGTATAATACCCGCTAGTAATAGACTACTATAAGAAATAACAATTGTCCAAAATAAAATTTTATCTCTCATCTTTCTCTGCTTTACTTTCAAAACACTTACACTCATCACATTGAACTGAACATTTGCCGTAAGCAAAATCTTCGTCAATACATATAAAATCAGTGTTTTCCTCTTTGCCCATCGTCATATCCTTTTATGTAGCTTAAAAAAGAAAATACTACTACAACTACTAAACATATTATTAAACCCTCTGCATCCATACTAAAAAATTCTTATTTGTTTTTTGTGTTCGTTTATTCGCTTCATAGCTGCTTCGTAGTATTCTTTGTCGAGTTCGCACCCTGTAAGTTCAAAGCCTAAATTATGACAAGCTATTGCTATACTTCCACTTCCTAAATGTGTGTCAAGTATCTTATCGTTTTCTTTGGCATAGTTCATAAGCAGCCACTCATATAACTTAACAGGTTTTTGGGTGGGGTGTATTTTATTTTGTCCTGTTTCCCATTTTGCAGCACTACCGCACCAATGTATTTTAGCAATTCTTACAGGTGTATCAAAACTTGTATATGCCAACTCTGCATCAGCAAACAAACTCTTACCATTGTTTTTATCCCAAACAATCCAACAAGCGTTATTTTTCTGTATTTTTGTTACAAAATAATTTGCGCCCCATATTATTTGATTTTTACTTACTCTTTTAAGTTCATCAAAATACTCTTTATTGGGTGTTTCATTATCCCAATCTTTACTCTTATGTTTTACTCCACCTGCTTTACTAACCCAACCATTAGCAAGTTTATCTGCTATATCAATCCCATAAGGTGGGTCAACAATAGCAAGGTCGAAGTAGTTATCCCCATACCTTGCCATTAAACCCATACAGTCCTCGTTTGTTATCATTCTATTGTTGTTAGGTTTGACTGATATACCTTTATTTTGTCATTACTCTTCCATTCATACGACTTAATCATTATACCTATTCTGTCTTTTATCTCTTCTATCTTTTCTTTAGGTAAATGTTGTATCATTTGTTGTATTGATCCTTTATCTTGCTCTTGATTTTTTAAGTCAAAGTTTTCTAGTTTTAATCTAACTAACTCCTTTCTTATTTCATCAACAGTTTGATACTCTTCTGCGTCATCTAAATTATTTAGCTTTTCTATTATATTCTTATATGCTAAGTTTAGATATTTGTTTTGCTTTGTCCAGTATTTAAAATTCTTAAGGCCATGTAAAATAGTAGCGTGGTTTTTATTTACTGTTCTAGCAATACCTGCTAAGGTTAAATTAGTAAACTCTTTCAATATAGTGTAATACATCGCACGCGCTTCTACAAATTCTCTTTTGCGTGTAGGCGCGTTAACATCGTATCCATACTCTAATTTAATTAGTCTTTTTATTTTTTCAATGTGATAATCTTCCATGTATATAATTTATTTTGTCTATAAACTGACTTAACGTCATTACTTTAATTTCTCTTAGTGCTTTATTTATTCCTGCACATGCTTCATAGTCTTCTATTTCCTCATAAACCTTTAATATGTTATTTATCTCTTGCAGCGAGCTGCCTTCATAAACACTATTGTATGTTAACTTATAAAAATACTCGCTATAATGTTCCTTTGATAACGTACTCATTAAGTTCTTGTTCTTGCTTAACAAAGTATGTTTCAAATACCTTAAGCCCGTATTCAACTTTAGCTTTACCTGACTCATAAAATTCTTTACTAACATTGTAATATCCTAAGTCACCTGTTCCTTTATCGATCGCGAAGAAAAAGAAATTGTCATAGTCTACATTAAATAAATTACAATAAATGTAAACTTGAACATCATACCCATATTTCTTAGCAGCATAAGGAAACGCACGTAAGTCTGATGTTGTTTTTAAATCAGCAACATAATCAGAACCTAATACATCTGCTTTAGCTCTAAAAGGATAACCATTTAATATGTCAAAACCTGGTTGTTCAAATATAGCATCTCTAGTTAAATTCTGCCATATATCATTTTGTAGTAACGCGTCTACAGTATACATGGCTTTGTCATACATTTTTCTCGTAAATACAAAATCTTTACTACCTACTTCTTCTACCTTATCTTTAAACTTTTTAGCAGTCTCTGCTTGCACTTCTACAATGTGACACAGTGTATCTATCTTTTCTGGCTCTAATGCAGCTAAATGAATTAACCTACCCATTTTAAATGCGCCACTATCAGATTTGTAATTCAGGCTTCTAGCATATTCTTTTGGTGACGTTATCAAAGATTTGATAGCTGATGAACTTAAAGCATATTTACCTAGTTCACCATAATAAAAACTATCATCATACATTCTTTTTAATAACTCCGGTTTGTTATATGTTTGACCATTTAATAGTTTGATTTTTTCTGCTCTTCCTGCTTTAGCGTGTATTGACTTAATTTCGTCAACGCTTATCCAACAAGTATCATCGCCATGAAAGGAACCATTTAGATTAACATGTAATGCGTGTAATTGATCTTCTGTCTTAAACTCATAAGACTCATCTTTTATTACTACTTTAAGTCCTTGTTTTGCCCATTCTTTAAATCCCACTTTAGGAGTTGTGAATGTTACATGTTTCCATGTAGGTTTTTTAGTTACTGTTCTCATCTTTTACAAATGTTCCGTTTACCATATTTCCAGTTCTATTGCTAATCTCGCTGTACGCATGCTCAATACAATGCTCAATACTGACACCGCCCAAATGGGCAAGATTGGTAAGTACCACAACGGCATCACCAATAGCATCCACAAACCCCTCTTTATCACCTTTAAGTATAGCTTGTGAGAGTTCACCTGTTTCCTCATAAAGTTTTATTACCTGTGTTTTAGTGTCTCCTTTTTGGTATAGGCCGCGTTCTGTAGCCCATTGTCTAATTAAATTAAAATAATTCATAATACTAGTTCTGCTTTTATAAAATTTTTGTGTTTGTAATTTTTTAATTTATAATTGTTATATGCTCCTTCTAATATAGGTAATTTATATGATATATTATTTACATACTCTTTCACAGCCTCAATGTGATTTTCATAAATATGAGCGTTGTTTAAATTCAATCCTAACATATTAGGAATTAAGTTTGTTTTTTTTGCAATCGTATTTAAAAATAATGCGCAAACTATAATATCGTATGGGAGACCCAAAAACAAATCAGAGCTCCTAAAATTTACAGCCATATTTAATTTATCTTTACTTTTTACAAAATTAAATTGAGTGTAGCAACAAGGAAGAGCTTGGTCTTTTAAATCCGTGGGGTTCCATAAAGTTATTACAGCCCGCCGACTATTGTTTTTTATTTCTTTTATAACATAATCAACCTGGTCAAAAACGCCATTAAATTTTCTAATTTGATAACCATATACTTTTTTTAAGTTATTATTTTTAGCAAAATCATCCCACCAAAATATATTGTTTTCGTGTAAAAAATTTAAATCAGTTTTTCCTTCATAAATCCATTTAAATTCAGCAAGCGCTTTATTAAAAAAAATTTTTTTAGCCGTAACGATCGGGAAGCCTTTATTTAAATTTATATTTAAACTTTTGTTAAATAGCTGAAATGTTTTAACAGCTGTTCTATTATCTGTTAATTCTCCTTTTAATAAACACTCCTGTAATAAATTTTTATAATCTTGTTCAAAATTATTCATAGCCTTTATTTTTATACGCATCCAATGCCGCTATATATCCTACACAATCTAACATAGTATCTTTTTTTGTATTATATGCCATACGACTAATTTTTAAAGCAATCATACATTTATAAAAGTCCTCTGTTGTAATTTCTTTATTGCATAACTCAGAAGCAACACGAGCGGCTTTAGCCATTGAATTATCAATAGGTCCATATTGGCGCTCTTTTTCCTCTTTGCGCCCAAAAATTATTTTATCTGCTTCTTTAAGAATGTTCATCCTCAAGTATTTTTTCTTCTAGTTGTTCAATATCTTCAAATACCTCATATATACTAATGCCTTCAACAAGTATGTCAAGAACATTTACACAAGGCGCAGAACCCGGATGCCCGCTCATATCAGAATAATACATAACCATTGGCTCACCAGGGTCATATTCGTATTCTACGGTTAGCGGTACATCTTTGTAAGTAATATTTATTTTTTGCATTGTTAATTTATTTTTAACAAATATAAAAAAAACTTTTTAATAAAAAAAATTACAAAGAATTTATTAGTAAATAAAATATAATAATTACTAAAATACCAGTTAATCCTATTTGTGCTAAATCTATTTTCATTTCTTTCTAAATTGAACCGCGCATATAGCTAATCTCTGATCTGTATTTTTATACTCACGTATCATTATAGGGTCAGCCATACAGCGAGCCATAAATTTCTTTCGATCTTCTTTTTTATTTGGTTTTGGTAACGGCATTGTATTCAAATTTAAGTTTCTCTAAATATATAGTTGCATCCATAAGCTCTTCTTGTAAATGTATTAACCATTCCA